GTTAACCGAACAAACCTAAGTGATTCCTGACTATTATGAACAACCAAACCATTAGCCACAAAATTGTGATGGGGGTCATTCATAATAATGTCGTAAGTATCCTCTATTCCACGATATGTAATGCCAATAATTTTAGTATATTTAGGTTTAACTCCACCGTAATTGCGGGGTGGAATAGTAATGGCTTTCGTAAAACTATTATTAGTAGTATGGGAAAAAAATAAATCCGCAAACTGTTGTTCTTTATTAGTAACTTCTGTATGACATAGTTTACACAACACAATTAAATTGGTTGGCTCTAGATTAGTAGGCTTATCCAGTTCCCAGGGATCAATATGGTGTATTTCTAATCTAATTTTTCTACCGTTCCATTCCCATCTACTATTATCACAAAGAACACATTTAAAATTATCTCTAGTTAAAATTTCTTTACGTAGAGCATAAGGTAATAATCTATTTTTACGGCCACCTAAACCTTTCCATCTATGATTATTAGAGCCAGTCATTCTAACTGAAATAGCATGCTTTTCAGATTCAGTTTTTGGTCGTAATTTATAAGATTTACCTTTATTACCGGGCTTCGCCCAAAGAGAAGAATTTGCTCTACGAATACCTCCCAAGCCATGTTTGGTTTTCCATGTTTTAATTGTATTAACGGATACTCCCGCCTTAATCGCTATCTCCTCAAAAGAAGTTCCCTCTTTAATTTGACCCTCTAACCAATCTTTATCTCTATACAATGGAATACCTGTAGAATTGAGAATAGCTGTCTCCGAAATACGATAACCATTGGTAGCAATAAAAACCGGATTTAATCCATAATACGCCTTACCTGACGGCCAAACCTCTAAAAATTGAACAGCATTCTCTAACGTTTTCCATCCCGTCGATGTTAAAACTTTATGGTTTTTAGTCATCTTACATTTGTATCCGTTCTCTAAGGTAACTTCAAAAACAGGATGTTTTCCCGTATAGACAATTGATTTTACCCCATGACGAGTAGATGTAAATTTTCCTGAACCCTCATCTAAAACTCTCAACCTCAATAAAGGAATTCTAGAACGTCCCTGTGGTGTTTTAGTTAAACCATACAAATAATCTAATCTACGTTTCGGCACTCTATTTAATGCACCATTAGCATAGTGTTCCGATGAAATTAACGTATCACCGGTTAAACATATCGCAGTGCCGACGCGATGCCGGACTAACTCATGGGTGAATGTTCTACTAACATCACAGAAGAAGAAATTGGCGACACCATGCTCTAATACCGAGCCATCGCCTTTTTCTATAACATTAGAAATATAAGCTTCATTAGAGCCACGAACACGAGTAAGATTAGGATTCAACTCCGTGCCAAATGACTTATAACATGCCCTACCATAAACCTCAGTTAGAAGCTCTATATCCGTAGGGGCATTAGATTCCCACTCTGGTACGCCTAAATGAGTAAGGAAGGCACTAAGACCTTCCTTATTAACTACCGACTCACCAATTAAAAAAACTTGTGGTTCTACAATCATATATTTTTACCGTCACGACGTGTATCTAGAAATTCCTCAAACTCTTCATCTGTCATCATTCCTAGTTGTTGTCCAAGAGTGAGTTCCGGCTCATAATCTTCATCATCGTCAGGATCAACCTCATCTTCCTCAGCACTAGTATCGACTAGTTCTTGCGAATAATGGGTGGTTTCAAAGACATCCTGTAACGCTTTATTATTTTGTGTCATCCTAACCTCTACTTTATAGTATACTAAAAATACCGAGCCTATGTCAATACTTTTCTAGCTGCCCGTCGTTCCTTTCTACGCTTATTGGCGTCACATGCTCCACACAATACAGGCAGATGTCGTTTCGACTGCTTACGTCCACATTTCTGACACTTTTTCCAACTTGTAGGAGCCATTATGTTTTTTTCTTTCTTTTAGCTTTGGGTGGATTTTTAACTTTCTTCGCTGCTGCTGCCGCTTTCTTTACGGCATCTTTGAGTTTATTGGCTGCAGGTGGACGAGAACGTAACATACCATCCGCCTCTCCATCAAATGAAAAATCCCAATTCTTAAATAACTGAGGATCAATATATTGAGCTATACAAACAGCTTTAGTATTACTTAATTTATTGGAAATCGGCTCACCAATTACATCTAATTTAAGTTTATTTCTCTCTTTTAAGACCCATAAAAAGGCTTCTTCTTTCCACTGCGTAGCATCTTTAATTTTACCTGCAGTAACCCGTCGCTTCATAAAGCCATCAAATTTAACTCTATTCAACTTTGGAGTCTTAGTCTTAGCAATCAAATCTGCGGCTAATCTAGTAGCATGATAAGTACGGAAATTCTTTACACTAAAGTCTCCGCCTGATGCTTGCTTTAAATATGCGTTAACAGCCGGAGGATTAATATTTATAATAACAGCGGTTTTATCCTTACCTGCTGCCTTCTTACGAGCAATTAATTCTTTCTTAACTAAAGAATCTGTAACTTCCACATAATTTAATTTTCCTGATTTACCTAAGAAATTAAGGTGAACTTTATTGCCCTTAACTATGAGATGTTGATTTTGGAAACTAGTTACACCAAAAGTATCAACATAGTCTCTAATAAATGCACCTTCTTTATCTTTCTTAGGGCCAGGTCGTCCTTCCTCACCGTCCCATGTAACTTTAGAACTACCACTACCAATACGACGATACGTATTATGGACTAAAGCTATAGCTAAAGCTGCCTCTTTATTTTTAGAATTACTAGTAATGTCAGTTTTACACTGTTTCTCAATCTTCGAAATAACCTTAGCTAATTGCTTAATCTTATCAAATTTCTTAATAGCTTGGCTCTTGGTATATTTAGCACTATATCCAGCATGTGGTCGGCCTAGTCCATCAAGCCAAGCTACTTGAATCTTATCGTTAGCATTAGTACTGAAGAATAGGTGTCGTTTCCCCCCACGTTCTGGTTTCTCTGGGTCAAACTCTTGTACCGCTTGTAATTGTCCATCAGCAGTAGATATTTGAACTACTCGACCTTCATCATTAACAACTGCAATATTAGGCTTAATAGGAACAGCATCAGTTTGTGGACCCTTACCTTCTAACGCAGCTTGTCTAACTAATTCTTTCTTCTCATCAACAGAAATTCTAGGTAATTCGTTAAGTAAATCCGCTAAAGATCGATACTGACTATCTTCCATCTTTTTGATAAAAGACTTGGCATCAATCTTATCACCAATAATACCTTGCCCTTCATCTTCATCATCATCGTCGTCATCTAACTCAGGAGCCTGAATACCGCTAATTTCACGTTCTGCATCAGGTTCTGGTTTACCACCTATGTCTTCTTCTATACGACCTGGTTGATGTTGACCAATCTCTGAAGGGAAATACCCAATCGCTCCTCGCTTAGTACGCACTAATCGAGTATCTTTAGGTAGCTCGCTTTCACTATCTATATATTCAAGTTGTTCCTGGGGATTAGCTTTAATTAAATATTCTATAGCAGTCTCTAAAGCTAATAATTTAGCTAAATTATCATCACTCTTTTGTAATTTCTTACCTACTACACTAGGCAAATCAGAAAGAGGTATGATCGATGCTTGATATTGTTGATTCTGAAAGCGACAAAATGTGAGATATAGGAAGAATCCAGGTGACATCTTATCGCCATCAGTATTCATATTCAAAGAAGTGCCTAATTTCTCTTCATGCGTCTTAAAGAAACGTTCTCCTTCTCGTTGAAGACTCTTACGAAGTTCAGGTCGTGTCCAAAGAGGATGCCGCTCAGCAGCAGTAATAGGCTCAACTAAATCTTTATTAGTACCAAAGATTCGTCGATTAGATAAAACAACGTACTCTAAATTCTTTTGATTGTAAATTAAAACAGCAGGCATTATCTATTCCCTAAACTAACGTCTTCTAAACCAGCTTCTTCAAGTGCGTTTTCGTCGATAGAAAAGAAAACCTTTTCAGCCGTTGTCTGTCCCATTGGTTCCGATTCCTCAGGAATGGAATCCATTGCTGTTCCGTATCCAATTATTCCTCTTTGTAAATTCGACGCCGCATGGGAAACAAATTGATTTTTCAACTTAGCAAAATCAGATACTCTACCTTCGCCTACCTTTATCTGCCATTTAGACATACGTAATGCTTTATTTAATATGTTTTTATTAGCAGGAGTAAAATATTTGTCAAACACTGCTTCAGCTTCGCGTTCTAGTGCTTGTGGATCCGCTATCTCACTTACACGTTCATAGCCAACTTCATTGCGTAATACACCAGCTACCCCAAATGGAAAAACCATCTCTAATCGTCTTATCCATAAGTTGTCGTGCTCTAAAAGATTCACGGATTTCATCTCTTGATGAGCCTGATGAGCACGGCCATAGCCAGCGAATCCATTATCAATAGCAACTATTTTATGTTCGTCCGTAATTAAATAATTACCTGAATGTCGATCATCATTGCCTGTAATAAAGTCTAAGAGTATTATCTTAAAAAATTCTTCCCTACCCTCTTCAGAAGACAACATTTTTCCTATTGCTTGCCTATGGTCTTCACGTTCTAAACAGTTAGTACAAAATTCTTGAAAATGCCCTCCAGCTTTATTACCTCTACCTACATCGGCATGTATATCCATGTCGAAATCTTTAATACTGTCATCAACATTATGAGTACGTTCTATAAGACTCTTCAATACATCGACATCAATAGAATGTTGTTTGTTATATGGAACAATATTTAATCCTAATGCTCTGTCGATTGAATATGAGAATATCTCAGCCTGATTCTCACCGTAAACTAATTTATAAATAAAAGGTTTATCATCAATAGTCATCGTCCAGTTAGACAGTGAATTAATGCCTAACCCCGGAGGCATTCCAGTCCCTTCTATACTTCCATTTGTATACCCAGCCTTCGTAGCATTATCAATACTCAAACGAGCTGGATTAATACCTTTACCTAAAAATGACTTAAAATCAGAACCCTTTGTTTGTTGCAGATGAGAATCTAAAGATAAAGAAACTTCCTCAAAATAACTATTAATCTGATGCGGTGATTTCATTTCTGAATGTTCAGAAAACCAATCAAACTCATCAGTATTAGGTAATCGGTCTGTGTGGTCTACGACTTCATCTGACGTGGATTCTGGGGAGGCAGGAGCTGTTACTGCCGAAATTTCCCACTCGTCATCAGGTTCTAATTCAGGACGGTCTATGGGAACGTCCTGCTCACCTCGTACATCGTCACGCATCTGATCAGATGTAGGTTGTTGGCCCTTTTCTGAGGGGTAATAGCCTATTGCCCCCCGTCGAGTGCGCACTAACCTAGTGTCTTCAGGTAATTCACTCTCACTATCAATATATTCAAGTTCTTCATTAGGATTAACTTTAAGAAGAACCTCGATAGCTGTTTCAAGAGCTAAAAGTTTTAATAGATTATTAGACTTAGATTTATGAAACTCTGGATTCGTAACCATTTGATTAGAAAGTCGAATCATACGTGGGTTCTTTAAGTTTCGACCTAGAATGATAAGTTCTTCTTCCCCTTGCGCTTCCGATTTCATAGAGTTCATATCTAATAAAACATCATTTCTATTCACTTCATACATCGCTACATATGGCTCCCCACCTTTTTGAGAGAAATAGCTTTCCGCAGCCGTGGCAGCACTCAAAGATGTTGGCATAGGACGATCTTCATTATGAATCTTCCCACCACGAAAGACATAAAACTTTTCAGGCAATCCTCGATGCTTTAAGGATTTCTGAGTCATATCCCTTAATCTATTCAGAGCTAATTTAGCCTGTTTTTCGGTAACACTCTCCTCTAACTCTTGTGAAAAAACATCCGCAGTATGTTCATAATCAAGATCTCCATCAACACACTCAAGAGCCTCATAAAATGGCTCAGAATGCATTCCAGCCACCTTAGATATTTTTCTAGAAATTCCTTTCAAAGAACTAAACTGTTGTAAAGCATCCCCGTATTTATGCTTTTTATAAAATTCAGGTATATCATCATAATGAATTTCTTTAATGTCAGATGGAATGTCAGGGAATGGGTTATTCTCATCCGTAGCCCACTCTGGTTTAGGAGTTAATCTAGGTGGATGATAGGAAGAACCATACTTACCTTCAGTATATTCTTTAAGTACTTTATCCTTTACATCGTCTTCAGATTCCCCAAAATATATACTATTACCGATACGAAGAACTACATTATCGGTGTCCTCAATTAGATTAGAAATATATCCTGTAGTACGCATCTTATCAGTAATAGGAATAAAATTAAGTTCCTTATTTTTAAACTCGGCTTCAACGAGAGCTTCCCAACTCATATCGTATTTGGGCATTTTATATGACGAAGCTTTATCAGTAGACCGTTTAGGGTCGATTGTAGCTTCTATGGGAATATCACCATATATTCTTATTTCTTGTAAGCCATATGGATTATCTAGATCCAAATCAGTAAGCATTGCTCCAGTACGAAGGGCTGATTTAGGAATCTCAATTACATCTATATTTTCAGGATTTACCTTAGCTAGAACTTCTGAATCAGTAAAAAATAACGGATTACGTTTTTCTTTCCCTAAATTTGAAGTAGCCCTAGCCCTAACAGAAAAATACTGAGAGAGCCATTCTTTAGGATTATAGCTCTCATGCATATATTCAAAATGATTGTCATCATACTCACGGAATCTAGGACTATCCCACCCTTCTTTCTCCATCTCTTGAATCAAACGTTTAATTATTGCTCTTGATTCCTCTATACGTTCTGAAGACTTATATTTTCCACCCCCCATCCGACTAATCTCAGAAGCAAGTTTAGTATCGTCCGCTAATTGATGTGCAATCTCTTTATTAATAGTTAAAGAAACAATCTTATCTCTATCATCACCCCCTAACCCTCCAACACCACCAGCAATCAATTTTTTAGATTCTCTTACTGCTGGAGCATTGGTAGTCATATGGTAAACAGTATCGGGGATCCTAGAATCGTCGAGTGATATAGGTGTACCACGTACAGGAGCACCGTGTGGCTGTGATAACCGATGTATCCCAGCTTCTATACCATATACCTTAGAATCCTCAGGAACTACTATATTAAGATACTGCTCTGTAGTAGAGTCAAATACGCTTTTAGGATATTCAGACGCTGATTCAGTCTTAATTTCAGGAGCCTGCACTACTTCGATTTCTTTTTCTTCATCCGGTGCTAACTTAGCAGATGGTTCAGCCTCCTTTTTACGAGAAACCTCAGAAGGGTAATATCCTTTAGCTCCACGAGGAGTAGTATGAATCTTGGTATCACCAGGAGCCTTTTCTCCCGGTTTTAAATATTCAAGTTTCTCCCCAAGAGTAGCTTTACTCATGTACTCTAAAGCTGTTTCAAGAGCTAGAAGTTTTGATAAATCAACAGACATATCACACTTTTATATCGTGAAAACAAGCAACCAGCATGCGACAGCGGTAACCACATCGGCTACCGCTGCTATAATCATTCCATAAACTAAAATGTTTTCATGCATCGCCACTACCCGCATTTAGAATAACCACATTCCATGCAAGAAGAACATCCTTCGGACATAAATAGAGACCCATCACATTCGGGACAACGTGATCCGCCCACTATTATTTCGCTAAAATTCTCTAAGGTAGTAGCATCCCCATGCCCATTAGCATGAATAGAAACCCCACTAGAGTCTGCTAGCACCTGTCCTATCCCATCAGCAAGTGACAATACCATTTTACCGTTATTCCATACCGGACAGCAAGTAATTCCTAACAATTGTTTTATAATGACATCTACTGGAACACCATACTGAATCGCTGTAGAAATCAAACGCCCCATAGCTTCGGTATTAGCTGCCTGACATTTGCCTGTTTTCCCTGTTTGGGCCAAAACCTCATAAATTTGATCTTTATTATAATTAACGGTGACATACATTTTGCCATGCCCCGTACTCAATGAAGTAGTAGCCCCAACTAACTTCGTAGCCCTAGCTTTAATGGAGACGTATGGAGACATAGATTCAGATGTATTATTTGCCGTCGAAACTAGAACTTCACGTTCTCTAGATCCACGTCGATATACGGTGATGCCTTTGCACCCCGATTCCCATGCCTGACTATAGGCCATAGCAATGTCATGTTCAGTGGCTTCATTAGGTAAATTAATAGTTTTAGATATGCCTGAATCCACATATTTTTGGAAAATTGCTTGCATCTTAATGTGATTCTCATATCCGATTTCATCACTAACTATGAATACAGAACGAAGCTGCGGATCCATTAGACTGTCAATACTATGTCCATCGTTAAGATATTGTTCAACATCATCGTAAGACATACCAAGATTTTTCTTTAAATCATCATTGATATAAAAAAGTTCCATATTTTCTAATGCAGCAGACATATTATGCTTCTTATATGCCAATGCAAATAGAGGCTCAATACCGCTAGAACAATTAGCAATCATGCTGATAGTACCCGTGGGAGCTATAGATAACCTCCACGCATTACGCATAGTATCCCACATACCACCATTAATCTTATTCAGAGGAGACTTATCAAATGCTGGAAAATTCCCTTTATGCTGCGCTATTACAGATGAAGTCTTATCAGCTTCCGCTTTAAGAATCGAACCTATCCTATCGGCTAACGTTAATGCATTATCGCTATCATAAGGAATATTAAGCCGCACCAATAAATCAGCAAATCCCATAATTCCCAAACCAATCTTGCGAGTAGCTTGATTCATCAACGTAGTGTATTCCGTAGGATGCTGATTAGCATCAACAACGTTATCCAAGAAACGAGTACAGATACCTACAACTTTGGCAAAACGTTCTTCATCAAAATAATTATGTTTAATAAAATTACCAATATGGATACTACCTAGATTACAGGACTCTCCTGACAGGAGCGGCTGCTCACCACAACCACGTTGCACATAGCCTTCCGTAATCCACGTATCCGATGCTTCACAATACAGGTCATATACCTCGGCGACTCCAACAGGTTCTATGGAAAGAATAGATGTCTTCCATGTATTACCCGTCACCAACCAATCTGTTTGTAATTGCTTTAATTTTTCTGCCTTTACAGGATGTATTTCTTCGAGTCGAGACTGTCTAGCATATGCCCCGGCTGATGCCCCAGACACATTAACCGTATACTTCGTGTGCTTCCGTATGATTTCCCTACCATTTACCACGCCGCCCTTATCAAAAGAATTAGTAATACGTCCATGAATTCCTAATCCCAGAAGCAATAAACGAATCTGTTGAGCTAATGTGTGCGAGGTAGTGGTAAATCTAATTTGTGGATGATTAGTACTTAAATTAATGTCCCCATCAGTAGCTAAGAATCCATCTAATACGCCTAAAGCCATACTCACATTACTACTGACCTGAACAATATCTAATGTTTTTTCATAGGAATACGCTTCGGCTAACTCTAATTTAGTAGCGACAGCAGTAGAAGCCGCTTTAGACATAAGCATATTCATAGATTTACTGCCATCATATGCCAAAGAAGGTTTGTTGAAAGCATCCAAACCAAACAATTCTTGTATTAGATGATTATATTCCCCATCTTCGGAGGAGGAGGCAATTTTTATGGATCTATTTAAATTCATATAATTTCCATCCCCCAACAAGATTCCCAATTTAAGCCCATCCTTATATTGGTCAATCCCATAATCCGTAAAGGTAGCAGGAGAAACCTGAACATAATCCCCCACATTCAACTCATCTAATCTAATTTTTTGGGTGTGCTTACGTTCACTACCCTTTCTAATCGCGTGATATTGATGGGCCGCTGTAACTGTTTGTTCTCCCCCATCCGAAAATTTAACTCGGTAGACATTAATGGCTTCATGTCTTTCAACTGTTTTTACAGGTTCTGACCCTAATAGAGTGCTTATATAATCCCCTTCTTTAATAATTTCTACAGGTTTATAGCCAAAGGGAGTATTAACGAGTGTTCCCTTAATAACACATGGGTTAGTTGCATTAATCTGACCTAATGCAGGCGTAGTATTATCCTGATTAATGCGGTCAAGCCATACCATTCCAGGCTCACCGTTCATCCAAGCACCTTTAATAATTTCACTATAGAGATCATTAGCTTTTACAAAACGACCATCCATCGTAGCATCCGGTACTTCATAAAACTGATGATCAAGAGGCCAAGCTAAACGTATATATTTATCTTGCCTAACCGCCTCCATGAAATTACTATCAGCACCTATCGAAATATTGAAATTAGTGACGGAGCCTTCCGTATTTTTACAATGGATAAATTCTTCAATATCGGGATGATAAACTTCCATGATAGCCATATGCGCACCATCACGTTTTCCACCCTGAGTAATCATGGTACCAACTTGAGAAAGAACCTTTAATACTTGAATAGGCCCACATGCCTTACCCTGCGTAGTAGAAATTCCGTGTCCTTTCGGACGTACTGCTGAAAGACTAAATCCTATCCCCCCGCCAAATTTTTCAATCATGGCTTGATCATGCGCCACACGCATAATGTCTTCCATGCTATCTGGAATATCCATAACGTAGCAGGCAGACATAGTTCCTTGACCAGTACCCGCATTCATAAGAGTAGGACTATTCGGAACAAAATCCAAAGCCCACATCACATCAAAGAATGTTTCTTCCAATTCTTTGACCTGATATTCGGTAGCCCCATACTTATATTCAACCTCGGCCATAGTACGGGCTACCCTATTGAACATACCTTCAGCATCTTCAATAAGATTTCCCTGCTCATCTTTCAGATAATACCTCCTCTCTAAAATTTTAGAAGCGTTATCCGTCAGGTTATATGTAGCTGCTTTCACTTTCCTCACTCCATTTTTTTTTACAAAATAAAAAACGGCTTCGGTGCCTCAGATACTAACCAGAAGCCGTTTAATTACCAGAATCTATAAATTTTTATTCCACTATGGAGATACACGTAACTCGCCCCATTTAGCTATCATTAATGCATCAATAGCATCTTGTGATAGTTTACCAATATCATCACCTAAAATTTTAATAGCCATCGCTTTTACCTTATCCTTATCGGCTCCACCATCACCAATGACATCCTTTTTCCACGTCTTCACATTGACTGTGAAGACATCCATGTCATGTTCCATAAATACAACACGACACATGGCTAATACATGAATCAACTTAATCAAAGACTGACGATTCTGAACGAGAGGAATATCCTCAATACAAACCAAATCGTTTGGGGAAACATTTGTGGCTACCCACGGAAGAAACTGGGCATATAACTCTTTAAGTCTCGTTTCCCATGATCTAGATTTAGAGATCAATTCTACCACATGGTAACCATCTAAGGAAAGGGTTGCGATGGCTATTTTCGAGGTACTAATGTCTAGCCCCAAGATACTCATAGCTTGAAACGTTCTTGTCCACGTCGTGTGATTACACGACTGAGGGTATCAAATTGAGAATCATATAGGCTCAAACGGCCTTTCAATAATTTCAATTCACCATTAAGTTCGATAGTCCGAATTTTAAGTTGTTGTAATTGATCATCGTCGGCAAGAGCTTGCCCTTTTAGAGAATCCTTAAGAAGACGTTTCTCTGATTCCTTTTCTAAAACTGCAACTTTAGATGATAAAAGTAAGTCATAACCTTCCGAAAGAACCGAATACTCACCATCTAGCCGAGATATCTGATAATTGAGATAACTTCGCCATGCGCCTAAAAATAAAAGCCAATTATCTATTTCAACATCCGTTAAACGGTCGGCATTAATAGGAAAAGTGTAATGATGGTTACCTTCAGGTCGTTCTGGTATTGGGTATGTGATATCAACGTTATGTAATTCCGCTGCCTTAGCTAAAAATGTAGATACTTTAACCATGTTAAATTCCTTTTATAAAATAATCTTTTTCACATGTAACTTGATAGTTACACCAATCATGTCTCCAATCTGGTTGATATGGAAAATGTTCACCACTATCAAGATATTCTTGTACTAAGCGAAACTTCTCTAATGTCGTATCAATAATAGATTGATTACGTTCTGTCTCACAGATGATATATTCTTGGGTATTCTTAACAATATAAAAAATAACTCCTTCATCAATTCCTGTCATCAATGAATACAGATTCCACTGAATCAGATGATCATGCCTGGGTAAAAATGTCTCATACCCATGATCCTTTTTACCAACCGGCTTCGGTTCCGCCATACTTTTCAATTCTAATAAAATTTCTTTATCATCAGATGGACGTTTAATGATTGCATCATAGAATCCTCTAATAGGTGGGTCATCATACATAATTTCTTGTTCAGAGGATACCATGAGTCCAGTTTCCACTAACTTCTTCTCTATGAATTCATGAAAGACAGTACCTATGCTCATACGTCGTAACTGCTGAGGAGCTATTGAATCTTGGTTGTATCCTAACATGTAATAATATAAGGCTCGTGGACATAAATGCGCTTGCGAAGGACTAAAATGAGTTCGTTTATATGATGGGCGTTGATGTGTTAAATCATACTCATCGAATGTAGATTCAATCCAATGCTTATTTAAGGTTCGATCCCTAGTATCTAAGATTTGACTTAGCTTAGGCATTTATTTGCTCCTGAGCATACTTTAATAAATTATCTATAAATTCGATTTTAAAAGATGGTTTAACAATCTTTAGCGGATACCTCCATATGTCAATATCATAATGAGTTCGAATATATACA